CTTGGGCGAATTTGCGTACAACAGAGGCAATTGGAAACGAAAGCCCGGGAAACCTGAAGTTGGTGGCTTTCCAGCTCAAAAATAGCCAGTGGCGGAGCAGCAAACTTGACATATTAACAGTGTCATCAACATGGCAAGCAATAGAAGGGTCAATAAACTCATATATTGTTTTCCTCGCCAAAAAGCTGAGCTCAGCAGGGCCTGCAGCGCCATTCGAAATGGAAAGCAATTGAATAGGCCATGACACATTATGGAACAATTTGCTCTGCATCGTGGTCATGTAACCCATGTTGAAAATTGCCGGATTGACAAAGTCTGGTATGACAGCTAATGCACCCAAAAATGAATCAATTGGAGACAATGCACCATAAGTCAACACTGTAGATTCAACCTTGTATGTTTCAGCAACCTCATCAACCATGTTCTTTGGGAAATTCGCCTCAGGCTTGTACCAATCTCTGACAACCTTCCCATAGGAGGGGATGACGATACCCTTTGGGTTAGCAGGGGAGTGCAAATACTTCCTGAAAGTGTTTGTGCGTGTTATAATGTTGTACACGGAATTGTACACATCAGGATGGTGTGCTGTCAGGCTAAGATAAGACACAAGGCGCTTAACACGATACTGCGGGGCAATTGTCTTGACTTTGGCAACCATTTTGCCAACAAGGCGTTCCCTGTCATGATAAACCGCAAAACGAGTGGGCTTGAGCCCAGCAAGTTTGAAATCGCTGATGTCAGATGGAGTGGGAGTGCGGACACGCTTGCTGAGGAACATAATATTCTCAAGTGGCCCTGTGGCTTCCAGATTGTTAGTCACCCCCCATTTAGCCATCGCAGACTGTATGGACCTAAAATTCCATGCGGCTGGCTTATTACCAGCCATACTAAGCATATGGTCATCTCCGAAACAAGAAAGCTCATTGTAGAATTTGAACTCCTTAGCGGAAAGCCCAGTTATTTGCTTCCAAGCAAGAAGGTACAGCACAACTAGACCCACAGAGTTATCCATGCTAGTAGATGAATGGCCTGTGGTCAGGCCTGTCCCTTTGGCATAGATGTCACCAGTGGAAGTTGTGTTGAGTAGTTGTTCTTCAAATTGCTTGTAATTGATGTCAATCAGACGGGCAATGCGGTCA